TGATCTTGCAGGGGCAAAAGTTACAAGACGTAGGGCTTTGAGTAAAGATCTTGATGAAGTAAATTTTCCATCAAATGTTAACCCATATAAAAGCGGCTCTGTTGATCCTTCAGCAGAATTACCAAGGGAAGTTTATTTTATTGAAAGAAAAGTTATTGAAAATAGAAATATTGTACAATTTGAGCTTGTAAGTTCTTTTGACCTAATTGGCATTTCTGCACCTAAAAAACTTGTTACAAAAGCTGACTTTGCAGGTGTTGGTAGATTTGTTAACTTTTAATTATGACTTGGAAAAAATCTTTTATAGAATATGCAAAAAAACAAGCACCAGAAGAAGCTTGTGGTTTGCTGGCCATAATTAAAGGCAAAGAAACTTTTTGGCCTTGTAAAAATTTAGCAGAAGGTAAATTTGAATTTTTTATACTTGATCCTGATGATTGGGCAGAATGTGAAGATACCGGAGAAGTAATAGGTGTAATTCATAGTCACCCTATAGGGTCTGCAACGCCATCAGATACAGATAGGGCAGCTTGTGAACATCTTGGCTTTCCATATTACATATACAGCATTGAACACGATCACTGGGAGTCGTTTGAGCCTACAGGCTGGAAAGCACCTTCATTAATCGGTAGGAAATTTATCTGGGGCAAATATGATTGCTGGTCTATAGTTACAGATTGGTTTAAAGAAAATAAAAATATTAATATCAAATATTGGGAAAGACCAAAAAGAATTAAAGATTTTATTGAAAATCCAGAGTTTGAATTTGCTTTACCTAAATTAAATTTTATAAAACAATCTAATAATAAAGATATAAAAACTGGAGATGTTTTACTTTTTCAATCTATAACAGGCAATTTAGATCATGTTGCTGTTTACATCGGTGATAACATGATATTAAATCATAATATAAAAGCATTGAGTTGTAGAGAACTTTTTGACTTAAGATATCAGCAGGCACTTAGAGGAGTTTACAGATATGCGTCTTAAAAAAATAAAAGTTTATGGTAAATTAAGACAATTTTTGGGAAAGTCATATTTTATGGCTGCTGTAAAATCACCACAACAAGCGATGAGTTTTTTGATTGCAAATTTTGAAGGTTTGCAAAAACATATGAATGATCAAATATATAAGGTAAAGATGGGTGGAAGGGTTATTACAAAAGAATATTTATCAATGACAGGTCAGGGCGATATACAAATTATACCAGTTGCAACTGGATCTGCACCAGCTGTAGGGTTACTTTTTACTGGTTTTGCAACAGAAGTAGCTGGTTTTCTTGTAGCTAATACATTCCTTACATCTGTAACAGCAGTTGCTAATGTCTTTACAGCAATAGGGACTTCAATGATAATAGGGGGTGTTACAGACTTTATATCACCTCAAAAACCTGTTCCTAACTTTTCTAATGTAAGTGACATTGATCCATCAATAAGGGGTTCTTATTCGTTTAGTGGCATCCAAAATGTTAGTTCTAGTGGTGTACCAATTCCCATAATTTATGGGTCTGTCTTTAGTGGTTCAATTATAATTAGCTCAGGTACAGATACAGCACAAGTTGTTAAAAAAGATATAAAAAGCTGATGCCTAGATTAGTTGATGATCAATTATTTGGAGATAGTAATAGAAAGGTTGGTGATCCTGACCTGATAGAAGGTGGGTTGCGTAGTAAACAATTTGCAACAGTAATTGATTTACTAGGCTATGGAGAAATAGATTCAATATTAGATGTTGGTGGAACTGGTGAAAATGGTATTATTGGTCAAAATACTTTCAGAAAAAATGTCTTTCTTGATGGCACACCATTAATGAACGCAAATGGTGAAAATAATTTTTCTGATGTAGAAGTTTTTGTAAAAAATGGTGCTGATGATCAAACACCATTACAACAAATAAATGCGATTGAAAATACTATTCCTGTTAATGTAGCAGTCACAAATGCAGCTTCTGTAACAAGATCAATAACAGATTCTAATGTTGATAAAATAAGGGTATCAATACAAATACCAAGCCTGCAAGAATTTAGAGACGATGGAGACATTATTGGTGCTGAAGTAAAAATATCAATAAGAATTACAGAAAATGATGGAACTGTTACAAATCCAGTAGAAGCAGATGCAATTAATGGTAAAGCAACAAGTCCTTATGTTAAAGACTATGAAATAATATTTCCTAAAACTGAAACAGGTGATGTAAATTTAAACTTTCCTATTGACATAACAGTTATTAGAAATACAGAAGATGGAACAGATCCTAAATTACAAAATTCTACAAATTTCTTATCTTTAACAGAGATAATTACAGATACAAATGCTTATCAAGGTTTTGCTTATGTTGCACTAAGATTTAACGCACAGGAATTTCAATCCTATCCAAAACGGATGTATCGGATCAAGGGAACCAAGATTCTTATTCCAAGTGGAACAACAGTTGATAGTGATAACGGCAGAATTATTTATCCTGATGGATATATTTTTGATGGTACTTTTAAAACAGATTCTGATGGTAATCCTGCAAAAGAGTGGTGTGCAGATCCAGCTTGGATTCTTTATGACCTGTTAACAACAGATAAAGGTTTTGGAGGTACAGACGGTATAATTGATGCTGATACTTTAGATGTTTTTAGTTTTTATTCTGCAAGTGCTTATGCAAGTGCTTTAGTTGATGATCCATTCACACAAACAGAGCAGCCAAGATTTAGCTGCAATGTAATTCTAAATCAAAAAAATGATGCATATTCCTTGATTAATGATTTATGTTCTGTTATGAATGCGATGCCATTCTATAGCAATGGTACTTTACAAATATCACAGGATAGGCCAACCAATATAATAACAAACACATCTGATGTACAATATATGTTTAATAATACAAATGTTACGGAAGAAGGTTTTACATATCAAGGAGTTGGGCAAAGAACAAAATATACAGAAGTTGAGGTAGCATTTTTTGATAATGACACTCAGACAATAGATTATGAACTTGTAACAACTGAAGAAATAACATCTTTATCTGGACTTGAAACAAAATTTGGAAAAACTAGAAAAACTATAAAAGCTTTTGCTTGCACATCTAGAGGTCAGGCAAATAGATTAGGACGTTGGTTTTTAGTTTCAAATTTAAAAGAATCTGAGGTTGTTTCTTTTACAACAACATTAGAAGCTGGTGTAATTGTAAGACCCGGAACAATTATTTATATTGGAGATACATTAAGAGCAGGAATCAGACGAGGCGGCCGTATTAAGTCTGTTATTGATAAGAGTACTTTTTTTGTTGATGATACTGATAATACTGATCTACCCCTGACAGGGCCTAGGATATCAGTTGTTTTACCTGACGGAACATCTACAACACGTGCTATAACTGCATACAACTTGAAAAGTGGTAAAGTAATAGTTGAATCAGATTTCCCCTCTGAACCTTTACCAAACAGTGTTTGGGTTATAACTAACCGAGATGTTAGATTTCAAATTTATCGTGTTATTTCTATCGAGGAAAAAAATGATTTTGAATATACTATTACAGCAATAATTCATGATATAGATAAATATAGAGAAGTAGAAAATAACGTTTCTGGTAGAACGTTTAATATAACAACTTTAATAGATGAAAAACCATCACCGAGTAACTTAACGGCCACAGAGCAAATAGTCGCTCTTAGTAATAGAGCGGTATCAAAAATATTTGTTGCATGGCAGCCAATACAAGGTGTTAAGGAATATTTATTAGAATTTCAATATGAAAATGATAATCCAGAAAGAGTAAGGGTAGCAAGACCTAGCTTTGAACTTTTTGAATCAAGAAAAGGCACTTATAAATTTGCTGTTAAGTCTGTTAATACATTAGGTAAATTAAGTTCTGGTACTTCAAATTTAACTTTCAATGCTGAAGGAAAAACAGCTTTGCCAGAAGATGTACAAAATGTTCAAATTGAACCATTATCTGATCAATTTGTAAGATTACGTTTTGATAAATCAACTTCTGTTGATGTAATACATGGTGGTAATGTCATAATTCGTGGATCAAACTTAACAACTGGGGCATCTTTTACCAATTCTGTTGACGTTATCCCAGAATTGTCAGGTAATGTAAACGAAACAATTGTTCCGAATATTGGTAATGGAACTTATTTCTTGGCCTTCAAAGATGATGGTGGCCGTATAAGTGCCAATGCTGCCTCAATAAAAAATATTTCAACACAACCTGATATATTTCCAAAACTAACAGTTTTAACAGATAGAGAAGATTTATGACACCTTTTAACGGAACAAAAACAAATTGTTTTTTTGACAGTAGTTTAAATGGTATTGTTCTTGGTTTAGAAAATTTACTAGATAGTGTCTCAGATTTTGATGCTATAGAGGATTTAGATTTAGTAGCAAATACAGTTGCTACAGGTGCAACATATGCTTTTGAAAATACTTTAGATTTAGGGGCCAAACATCCGCTTGTTTTACAAAGGCATTTAGTAACTAAAGGATTTTATAACAATCAACTTTTTGATGACAGAAGCGAAAATATAGATACATGGACTGATTTTGATGGTGCAACTGTCGCTATTGATGTAAACGCCAAAGTGCTTGTCGCGACAACTGATTCTGACCCTGATACTTCAACATCTGGTACTTACACAATAAATGACGGTTCAGGTGGTGAAGGAACAATAATAACTATTTCAAAAGCTTCACATGGCTACTCTGTAGGAAGTTTTGTAACAGTTGACTTTACATCAGGAACAGGCGTTGATGGTGATTATCAAATACAAACAGTTCCAACTACAGGCACTTTTACACTTACTTCTGCAAGTTCTTTATCAACTAGTGGTAGCTGCAATTTTAGTGCTGAGTTTAGTCAGTTTAATCCTTTTATAAATGGTAAATATATTGGCAGAGGATTTAAATTTAGATGTGATCTTTCAACAAAAGATATTGCTCAAACAATTGAAATTGAACAGCTAGGATATACAGCACAAATAGAAAGCAGAACAGAGACAAGTCTTGGCAATGCAGGGGCTTCCGCTGGTGGGTTTATTGCATCCGGAACGGCCACTAAATCAGTTACATTTACAAATAGTTTCTTCACGGGCCAGTCAGGGACTAGTATTGCGGCAAATTCTGTTTTACCATCAATAGCAATAACCATAGAAAATCAATCACAAGGAGATTTTTTTGTATTATCAAATATAACTGGAACTGGTTTTGATATCGATGTAAAAGATTCTAATGGTAATAATGTTAATAGAAATTTTAAGTACGCTGCAACAGGATTCGGGCGTGGTAGTTAATTTAGTGATAGTATATAATTAAATATTATTTTGTATTAGACATGGCACAGGCTGCAGATTATACAATTGAAAACTCAACGGGTGCCAATGTCAGGGCTGACATAAATACCGTTTTACAAGCTATAGCAACAAATAATTCAGGATCCTCGGCCGCAAGTACAACTTTTGCAAGTGGATTTTTTGCTAATACTTCAACAAGTATGATGCAGCTAAGAAATACAGCAAATAACGCTTTTATCAATTTATTTTCATTAGCTGGCGCACCTGCTTTTGAAATAGATGGAACAGTAAATTCAATTCATCTTGGTAAAGGTGCAAATTCTGTTGCTGGTAATACTGTTTTTGGTGAAAATGCTTTAGATGCTAGTGGCCTTTCGGGCGGAAATAACACCGCAGTGGGTATTAGAGCTATGACCACACTTACTTCAGGCAGTCAGAATTGTGCATTCGGAAACAATGCAATGCAAGATGCCACTATAGCTTCTGGAAGCGTTGCTATAGGTGGTAATGCTTTAGCAAATGTTACTGAAGGTTCAAACAACGTTGCAATCGGAAGAGATGCTTTAGAAACAATTACTCTTGTAGGTAATATGGTTGCCGTTGGATTTAAATCTTTAGAAGCAAACAGTACGGGGACAAATAATACTGGATGCGGATATGCAAGTTTAAAAGATAACCAAAGTGGCCAAGATAACACCGGACTAGGTAACACCGCTTTAACTGCAAATAAGACGGGAAATTATAATACGGCCGTGGGTTCAGATGCACTTGAAACTCAAACAGCCTCGGATAACAACACTGCAGTTGGATATCACTCACTTGGAGCAAATAGTTCTGGCGCGGAAAACACGGCCTTAGGGTCAGGATGTTTAGACTTTAACGAAGATGGTGATAAAAATACCGCTGTTGGTTTTGCTGCCTTGGATGCAAATGTTTCAAATGATCACTCTACTGCGGTGGGTCATAACGCTCTTACAACTAGCACAGGTGCTCAGAACACTGCATTGGGATCACAAGCAGGCGATTTATTAACCTCTGGTTCAAACTGTTTAATTCTAGGTTATAATGCAGATCCCTCGGCCAATGATGCATCAAATGAAGTAGTTCTTGGTAATTCAAGTATATCGGTTCTTCGTTGTCAACAACAATCAATAAGTGCTCTTTCTGATGAAAGGGATAAAAAAGATATTGTTGATTCAGAAGATGGTCTTGATATAATAAATGCACTTAGACCGAGAAAATTTACTTGGGCAATGCGTGA